GACGGGTGGCCAGCTCCTGTTCCACCTCATCAGTCGCCTTTACGAACGCACCTCGATCATCGTGACGACGAACCTCGACTTCGGCGAATGGCCGACCGTCTTCGGAGACGCGAAGATGACAACGGCGCTCCTCGACCGACTGACCCATCACTGTGACATCGTCGAGACCGGCAACGAGAGCTGGCGCTTCAAGACGCGGGAATGACCGAGACGCCGCTGGCCCGATCCGGTTGCGCTGTATGGAGGCTACACCGCATCGGGCCAGCTACCCGTGCTGACCAAGCGGGGTCATTATTGGGCGCCGAAAGGGGGTCAAAGTTGCGTGCCGATTGACATCCAACGGTGATTCGCCCTTTTCTTATACTCGACGCCCTTTCGTATCATGCTGAAGTCAATCAGTCAAAAATATTCATACGTTCATTCAGCGTGTGAATATTTTGATACGCCTACTTCCGCGAGGCACCGGAAGCCATCTGTCTGAGGCGCGATGGAGTCGCCGGTGTCTGCCTCCGGCAACACCCTCCACAATTGGAGGACAGATCGCCGCGATGGCACAGGCTAAGTGCACAACTGTGCCCATTTTCATGCGCGACAGATCGGGCATCCCGTGCGATCATCGGCCTGCAGCGAATCCCTGCCGTTTTTTGAAACCGTGAAACCCGTGAACCGGGCCGGGCGCGCTGCTGCGGTCGAGGCGCTCAGTGCTTCCTGCCGGCTGATGCCCGGCCCGGCCTTCACCTGCAAGCTGCTGCCTGGCGTCGCAGGACGTGATAATCGGCTAGCATGGTCTCGAGTGCCGACCCGGTCGGCAGCGCCTCGACCTCTGCGGCCGCGCGGCGCTGGAACGCGGCGGGATACTCAACCACGGGCGGGCAGGCGACGTGGTCAGAAGCGACCCTCGCGCAGCCGGTCAAGGAGATCATCACGGTCGCGAGGGCCATCAGCCCCGGCCTCCAGCATCCTTTGACGCGCATTGTTCGTCCTCTCAAAGTTTTCCAGCCGCTCGGCCGCGCGCCCGGCTTTCTCGCCGGTTCGGCGCGCGCCGAGGATGAAGAGCAGGATGGCGGCGGCCAGGGCCAGCCAGGGCAAAGTCCGCCACCACAGCGAGGCGAGAACGGCGATCATCGCCGCCCCCGTTTCCAGTCGTCCAGCCGGGCATAGATCGTCACCGTAATGCCGCCCAATGCCAGCGCGACGAAGAGCCAGCGCAGCGTGTCGAGGTGACCGATTAGCGGTTGCACCGCGCCCTGCGCCTCGGCCAGCGCATCACGCACCACCTCGACGCCAGCCGCGCCCACCGTGCCAACGCCTGCGGCCCCGCCGCCCTTCATGGTGCGGCTGTCGGCCAGGTGCTCGCGGGCCGGGGCAGCATCCGGCGCGAAGCGGCTGACGCGCGCCGGGAAGGGCTCACCCCAGACCCGGGCAGGGCCGGTGTCGATATGGACGAAATTGGAGCGGGGATAGGTGCCGACACCCTTGAACCCGGCCTTGCGGGCGGCGGCGATGAAGGTCTCCGGGTCGTGGTTCGCCATCGAGATATCGAAGGCAGTGCCGTCGAGGTGTTTCGATGCCTTGGCCCCGCCGATGCGCCTGTTGTGTTCGGGGCTGCGATAGGCCGAGTTCACGATCAGCGGCTTGCCCAAAGTCACGCGCAACTCCTGCAGCCTGTCCAGCGCATCCTCATTGATCTGGATCCTGCCGGTGCCGCGACAGGCGATCTCGGCCGGTGAGAAATTCGGCCAGTGCCAGGCATTCGCCGGAACATTTTGCCAGTGCTGATAGAAACTCATGCTGTCTCTCCAAAAGAAAAAACCCGCGCGATGGCGGGGCTGGGCTGATTGGATTGTGGGGAGGTTCAGTCTCGGGCGGGTCCGCTGCGTTCCAGCAGGCGTTTGATGTCGGCGCGCATCTCGCGGAGCATCTCGTTCTGTTCGCGGCGGGTCTCGGAGATGGCCTTGCGGTCGGCGTCGAGTTGCTTTTCCAGCCGTTCGACTTCGCGCAGCGCCGTCTTGCTGGCACCCTCAAGGCGGATCAGCCAGACGCCGAGACCGGTCGCCGCCATGATCGCGCCCCACCAGTCGCGGATGGTGTCCATGAAGTCCTCTCCCATGGGCTCAACCCGGCGCGCCGCAGGTCAGGTAATGGATGGCGATGCGCACCGATCCGCCGGTGAAACCGCCGCCATTGGCGGTGAGACGCACGGGCGTGTCGGTATAGAAGGCGGTGGGGCCGATGACGCCGATATTGCTGCTGCCCACGGCCACGCCGAGCGAGCCGCCGAATTTGGAAGGCTCGCCGGCGATGCCGCAATCATAGGAACTGGCGCCCAGCACCGCGGTGATGGTGCGCGTCGAGACCCCCAGCACGATGGCGCGGTTCGGGATCCGGATGGTGCTCTCGACCGAGGCGCCGGAAAGGCCGGTGAGAGTTTCCTCCCGCACCGCCATGCCGGTGCTGGCGCCGTTTGCCTCTTTCGCAACGGCCACGGCGGCGGCTTGCGCGATGAAACCCATGGCATCGACCACCGGGAGCCAGGTGCTGCCGGTCCAGACCACCAGCTGCGCTTCCGCCTCGATCCAGGCCAGCCAGCCGGGCGCGGGCAAGATCCGCATCCAGGCGCCGTCGATCCAATAGGCAATGCTGCCGTCCCAGCCCGCCCATGCGCCCGTCGCGCCACTGGCCGGAATATAGCGGTCGCCCTCGGCCGGGCTGGCGGGCGGCGCGGCCCGGTCGCGGTCCAGAACCGCAAGCTGCACGATGCCGTCGAGCAGCTGCAGGGCCTCGTTATGGGTGATGTGCTTCTGGGCCTGTGCGGCCATGATGAAGGGCAGCGCGAGGTGCGCTGTTGTGTCAGGCATGGAGGTCTCCTGCTTAGAACCAGAGAGTGGTGACGGGGGCCGCGCCCACGCCGAAGGCCTGCCCGATCTGGGCAATGCTGATGGTGAGCGATGCGCCGGGGCCGAGCAGCGCGCCCCAATCGGCAACCTGCTGCGCGGCGGTGTAAACGGCGGCGTTGGTCGCAGTGGTCAAGGATCTCTTGACGGTTGCCCCGTCGAGGATCTCGACCTGCCAAGACTCGCTGGCTTCGGAGAGGGGCACCTCGACCGCGTTCCAGTTATCCGCCGCCAGCGATCGATCGCGCCGCACCCAGCGGATGGTCAGATCACCGGGCACCCGCGATCTGCGCCATGGCTGTTCGACATGGACCGCCGAGAACGGCCGCAGCCCGACGCCGCGCGGGGTGAAGGGCAGGGCGGTATAGCTGTCGTCGCTGACTGGCTTTGCCGCCGGGCCGATGCGCCAGTTCCACGGCAGGCCCAGATCGGCCTCGTTGACCGGCAGCGGGGCCAGCGCCGCATCCAGCACCACCACCTGCGCGCCGGTTGGCACCATCGGGGCCATATCCGCATCGGTGCCCCGCTGACCGCGCAGCAGGCGCGAGAGGCGATAGCGGCTGGGTGCCAGCAGCTCGGCCGCGCTGAATTGCAGGATCTCCCAGGCCCCGCCGGGCTGCTCGATGGCCAAGGCGTTCTCGCCGCCGAACAGCCGCAGGTCGGTCACGCTTTCCAGCGTGCCGGTCAGCAGTTCCAGATAGACCGAGTTGCCATGATCGAAGCGCGAGGTTGGCCCGGCATAGAGATCCGAGACCAGAGCACCGATGCGCGCCCGGCTGCTGAACGTGGTCAGCAACTCGAATCCCGAATCCTCGGGGCTGCGATATGCGGCCATCTCACCGGGCCACGGCCGCGCATAGGCCGCGATCAGCGGGTGGTGTGGCGCATGATCCTCGCGCAGTTGCGGCAGATCCATGATCTCCACCAACGGCGCGCCGAACACCACCGGCCGGGCCAGATGCGCCGCGCGCGGGCTGCCCGGCGGCAGATCATAGGCGGCGCGGTCCTGACGGATGGTCTCGATCCCGCGCGCCTCGGCATCCGATGCGGTCAGGATGCGCATTTCCGCCAGCCTCCCGTCATGATCGAGCAGAATCACATCAGCCGGATCCAGCGCCAGCATGGAGGGCGGCAGCCGGAAGGATCCGGTCTCGCGGCCGACCCATGCCTCCATCAGCGCCCGGCGGCAGCGCCGATCGGCTTCCTCGGGCGGCACCGCCATCGGGAAGCTGTCGGATGAGACCCGGCTGCTTTGAGGCGTGATGCGGCGGGATTCGACGGTGATGCCGTCATAATCCTCGTCGGCGCGCGCGACCTGCCATTTCAGGGCCTGCGGCAGTTCGGTTTCCTGCCCGCGCGTCAGGTCCATCACATCGCCCGATCCGGCGGACACCATGGCATCGGGCGCGATCACCGCCACCGGGGCGCTGCCCCGCATCACGAAGCGGATCCGGCCCTCGCTCTCGACCGCATCAAACCCGAAATGCCGCGCCAGCATGGTGATCGAGGTCCGAGGCGATTCCAGCGCCGAGATTACATATCCGTCCACCGCGCCGGTCAGGTTTGAGACATCGATCCACGCATCGTGAAGCCCGGCCCGCAGGCAGAGGTGGCGCACCAGCGCCGCCAGCGACACCGCACCCAGCCGGCCGGTCAGCCAGTGACCCAGCCGCCAGTTCTCGCCATCGGCCCAGAGGTCCGACAATTCGGGGAAGAACGGATAGGGCCGCGCATCCCATGTCCAGGCAGCGCACTCGGCGACATTAACCATGCGCCCGGCATATCCGGTCGAGGCCGGGTTATTGGCCGGATCCTTCCAGAACAGATAGGTCGCTTCCAGATAGGCCCGCTGGATCGCATCGTCGCGCCAGCCCCGCGAGAAATGCGGGAAAAACGACTCGGAGGATTTCGGGTCGTAGAACACGTTGGGCTGGTTGGTGCCGCGATCCACGGCCGGGCAGCCGAGTTCCGTGAACCAGATCGGCTTTGACTGCGGCACCCATGCGGTCGGCGATGCGGCCTCGCTGCCGCCGGGGCGGTTGTGGTGCGGGTTTGACCACCACGCGCGGATATCCTTGAAGCGGAACACCCAAGGCTTGCCTACGCCGTCTGTGATGGCCGTCCGGGTCTGGCTGATCCGGTTGGCCTCGCTGGCATAGAACCAATCAAACCCCTCGCCACCGGCGATGTTGCTCTGCAGATAGGCGCGGTCGTAGATCGAGGGCCATGCCTGCGCGTCCGCGTGATCCCAGCCGTCGCGCCAGTCGCTGAGCGGCATGTAATTGTCGATTCCGATGAAGTCGACATTGGCATCCGCCCAGAGCGGGTCGAGGTGGAAAAACACGTCGCCGCTGCCGTCCTGGGGATGGTGCCCGAAATATTCCGACCAGTCGGCGGCATAGCTGATCTTGGTGCCCGGCCCAAGGATCGACCGCACGGCACCGGCCAGATCGCAGAATTGCTGCACAGCCGGATAGGTCGCAGCCCCGGACCTGATCTGGGTCAGCCCGCGCATTTCCGAGCCGATCAGGAAGGCGTCCACGCCGCCCGCCGCCGCGCAGAGGTGGGCGTAATGCAGGATCATGCGGCGAAAGCCCCAATCCGCGCCGCCGATCCATGTCACATTTTCGCCGGAAACCGAGAAATCCGAAGGCTGTGCATTGCCGAAGAAGGCGGCAACCTGCGCGGCGGCCGGGCCGGTCTTGTCCACGGTCCCCGCGAAGCCAGCGGCGGGCGAGCAGGTAATCCGCCCCCGCCAAGGCAGCACCGGCTGGCCGATGGCGGCGGCATTGTCGCTGTAGGGATCAGGTAGGGTGTTACCGGCCGGCACGTCGAGCATCAGGAACGGATAGAAGGTCACCCGAAGCCCGTGCGCCTTCATGTCGCGGATCGCCTCGACAACCGAAAAATCTGCCGGGGTTCCGCCATAGACGGGCTTGCCGTCCTGATGGCTGACCACCTGTGCGGCGCTGCGCCCGATCCCGTTCACCTGCCATTCCGGCGTCGTGGTTTTCTCGGCCATTTCGACCTTGGGCCGGATCGAACAGTTCCCCGCCCGCAGATCATCACCGAACCACGACACCACCAGCGAGGCGCTCTCAATGGCCGGCACCATGAATTCCAGCCGGTCGAGCGAGACCGCCATATCGGCGCTGCCGGCCATGGCGTTCACGTTCTCGGCCGCGCTGTCGCCGCCCTCTCCCTTGCGCACGGTGCTGGTCGCATAGGCAAACTCGCCAGAGGCCGGAATGATGGTGACGGCCGGCACGATCCCCTCGGCCGTGTCATCATCGGCCAGTGGCCGGAACACCTCGAAGGACAGTTGCGGCAGGCGGTTGCCGAAACGCGCCAGCGGCAGTTCCTCGAATACGGCATAGGCGGTGCCGCGATAGGCTGGGGCATGGCCCGCGCCCATCTTCGCCGCAATGAAGGGATCCGGGGTCTGCGTTTCGTCGCCCGAATACCAGCGCCATGTCAGGTCGCTGAGATCGACCACCTCGCCATCGGCCCAGATGCGACCGATGCCGGTGATCGGTCCCTCGCACAATCCCACGGCAAAGCTGGCGAAATAGGTGTATTCGGTGGTGGTGACCTTCGGCCCGCCGCCCTTGCCGCCGCCTTGGCGGCTGGTATTGGCTTCCTCGCGGAAATCGGTGGCCCAGATGATATTTCCGCCCAGCCGCATGCGCCCATAAAGGCGCGGGATCACGACGCCCTCGGTCGCCGAAGTCATGCGCAGGCTGTTCATGCGCTGCCCCTCGATCTTCTGGCCGGGGGCCAGCGCCGAGACGATCCAACTGTCCACCATCGAGCCGATGGTCGAGCCGATCATGCCGCCGATGGCTGCGCCGGAAAATCCGAGGATTGCGCCGCCAAATCCGCCGCCAATGGACGCGCCGACTGCGCCGAGAACAATGGTTGCCATGGATCAGGATTTCTTCTTGCGCCGGGCCGAGACTGAACTCGTGGCCGGGCGCGGAAACAGGAAGGCGAAGGCAATGCGCCTGCGCCATGCCGCGGTCAGCGGTTCCTCGATCACGCCGAGCCGCTCATAGCTGTGGATGAAGCTGTCAGGCCCGGTCAGGATCCCGACATGTTTGACGATGGCGCCCGCGCGCATGCGAAACAGGACCACCGCGCCGGGGCTGGCATCAATCGGGTCGATGTGGATCATCACCCGCGCGGCGCTGTCGGCCAGCATCTCGCGGGTGCCGGTCTCGCCCCAATCGCGGCTGTAGGGCGGGACGGGCAGGGTCTCGGACCCGACCACCTCGCGCCAGATGCCGCGCGCCAGCCCGAGGCAGTCGCAGCCAACGCCCCGGACGCTGGCCTGATCGTGATAGGGCGTGCCCAGCCAGCCGCGTGCGGCGGCAATGACGCGTCGAGGATCGGCGGGCCTCACAGGACGGCCCCTTCATGGCCGCCATCGGCTGAGGCGTAACGCAGAACCGTGTCCTGCCCCGGAATATGCGGGAAGCCCCGGAAATTGACGATATTGGCGAATTTGGCCGCGCAGGTCTCGGCGCGTTTGTCGCAGCCGGCGCGGATCGTGAACCCGTGCCCCGTGTCGATCGCGCGCACGGGCGCTTCCAGCAGCGTGATCGTGACCACGCCCGAGGCCAGTTCATGCAGCATGATCTCGGCCGCGCGGCCTGAATTCGGCCCGGCGGTCCATTCCAGATGCCCGAAGGCGAACCAGCCATTGGCAAACCCACTGATTCCAGAGGCTGTGAAGGCCCGGTCGCGGATGGGATCGACCACCACGCCTGCGCCGCTATAGGCTGGGTCATTGAGATTGACGCCGCAGCGCGCATCGCCCAGCGCGGCGTCACAAGTGCCCTGATAGACCCGGCCCAGCGTCTGGCCCAGAACATGCGCCATGGAGCGAACCTCGGCCACGAATGACGCCCGGCCGCGCCGCAATTCACCGATCGCGCCCCGCCGGATCAGCACCCGCTGGCCGGGCGCATTCCAGTTCACCCGCCAGACCTCGACCAGCGCATTGTCCCAACGCCCGTCGATAATATCGGTCTCGGTGATCCGATCCGAGGTCAGCGCGCCTTCGGCATCCTGCGAATCCACCGACAGATCGGACCCGGCGCGGATTTCCGATGCGGTCAGCCCGCTTTCCGGCTCATAATCTGTGCCGCCAAAGGCCAGCGCCCGGTCGTGATCGGTAAAGCCGAGGGTCATTCCATCAGCGCGGGTGATCCTCCAGCACCACGCCAGCGTGGTCGTGCCATCGTCCAGATGCGCCTGCAGGGCAGGGGAGAGGGTTTTCATCGTCTGGTCCAGTCGCAGCTTGAAATGTAAAGCGTGTGTCTTTACATTATGGTTCAGTTCATCGCAGGAGGGCGCGCCATGGTCGCCGTGACATCCAAGGAGGACGCCCCGCGTCGCTCGCTGATCAATCTTCGCGTCACCCCGCGTGACCGCGATCTGATCGACCGTGCCGCAGCGGCCCTCGGCAAGAATCGCTCGGAATTCATGATGGAGGCCAGTCGCCAGGCGGCTGAGGATGCGTTGCTCGACCGCACCGCATTCCGGCTGGACGCCGCGCAGTTCAGCGCCTTCATGGCACAGCTCGATGCCCCGCCTGCGCCGAATGAACGGCTGCGCAAGCTGCTGGCCACCCCCGCGCCATGGGAGACGTGACGCGGGATATGCAGCCCTTGCGAGCGCCCGAGCCGCTGAGTGACGATCATCTGATCGACAACTTCGCATCCGGGGCACCGACACTTGATACTTGGCTGAAACGCAAGGCCCGCGCCAACCATGTGTCTGGCGCGTCGCGGACCTATGTGCTGTGCCGGGACCAGCGGGTTGTGGGCTTCTATGCCTTGGCGGCCGGATCGGTCAGCCATGATCTGGCACCGCGCAGACTGCGGCAGAACATGCCCGACCCGATCCCGGTCATCGTGCTGGGGCGTTTGGCGGTGGATGTGTCCGAGCAGGGCAATGGTCTCGGCCGGGCCCTTCTGCGCGATGCGGTGCTGCGGATCACGGCGGCGGCGCATGAGGTGGGCATCGCCGCCATTCTGGTTCACGCCCTGAATGATCGCGCCAAGGCTTTCTACATCGAGGCCGGTTTTGCCGAGACGGTGCTGGAGCCGATGACGCTGTTTCTGCGCATCAAGGACGCGCGGGCGCTGATTGGCGAGGGCTGATATCACCGGCGGATTTCCACGAGCGGGATTGAGGTGATCGAGCCGAGCCGCTCGATATCAAGCGTCACGTCGAGCGCATCGCTGTCAAAGCGCACCGGCACATCAAATTCAAAGCCGGCGGTGATGGCGATGCTAGGGCCGGGGGCTGCGGAGAAGGTTACGATCCCGGTGGCGCTGTCCAAGGTCCAGCCCGATGCCAAGGGCGAGCCATTCACCGCGATGATGCTGCTGCCCGCCACCGGCTTGGTGATCGTGCGGACCCAAGTTTGCGCGCCAGAGGTGTATCGCTTCACAAGCTGAAACTCGGTCTGGCTGCCATCGCCGGTGCCGATCACCTGATCTGTTGCGGCCGGCATGCCCGATGGTGCGCAGGATTTGTAATCCGACCAGTCCTTGAACCGGAACCCATGCAGCCGCCCGTTGCGGGCCTCGAAGAAAGCCACGACGGCGGCCAGATCGTCAGTGCGGCGGATGCCATAGGACACGTCATAGCGCCGCCGGCTGTTCGCCCATGACGCGTTGCGCTCTTCGTCGCCCGAGGCCAGTTCAACGATCTGGGTGCGCCGCTCTGGCCCGCCCCGAGCGCCCCGGCTGATGTTGTCCGGGAACCGGATATCGTGAAACGCCATTACATACCTCTCCGGCCCATCGCGACGGCGCGGGCGATATCGGCCCCGATCTGGGCGCGGGACTGGCGGAACGACTCTGCATCGCGCGCAGCGATATTGACGGTGACGCCCTGCCCATAGCCCGCCGCCTCGCGGCGCGAGAGAACCCGCTCGCCCTTCTGCAGGATCGCGGGCACCTCATCCGAACGCAGCCCCGCCCAGCCGCCGTTGTGCATGCGGGGCGCGCCTGCAAATGCCATGGCCGGAACCATACGGCTCGGCCCGCTGCTGCCGACCATCCCACCGGAATGCAGGATGCTGGCCGACAGGCCGCCGAGGCCCGGCATGAACCCGGACAGGACGCCGGCCAGCGGGCCGAGCAGGAAGCGCCGCGCGCCCAGCTTTGCCATATCGGCCAGCATCGAGGTTACGAGGTCGCTGAACGACAGCTTCCCAGTCTTGACGAACTCGCCGATCGCGTTTTCAGCACCCTGAAATGCGTTCACCAGGGCGCTGCCGATATCGCCGCCGATGTTCTGGGCCTTGTCGGCATAGTCGGAGAGCGAGGCCGCGACCGCATCCCAGCCGAGTTTCGCCTCATCCGCGCCTTTTTTTGTGTCCCGGCCTGCTTTTTTGCCAGACGCGCCCGCGCGCCCTGCGGCACCGCCAGCCTTGTCCAGCGCCCCCGCCACACGATCAGCCGCACCTGCGGCATCGTCCAGGGCGTCGGCCCCGTCCTCGCCGGTGGTTGCGACCGCATCCTGAAGCGCCTGCCAGCTTTCCAGCGGCGCAACCGTCGCGGCTGCCAGTTCGCCGGCCGCAACGAGATAGCCGGCCGCTGCGGCGCTTGCCTGATCGGCGAGGCCGCCGAACAGATCGGGGGCCTCGATATAGGTCTGGCCGAATGCGGCGCTGAATGCCTCGGCGGCCGAAGATCCGGCAGCAGAGGCCCCGCCTTCAAACGGGTTGGTGATCCGTCCGAGATTGAACGGGTCCAGCAGCCCGATCTGCGCGCCGCCTTCGCCGACCGCCCAATCGGGCAGCATGGACAGAGCGTTGTTGATCCCGCCGATGAAATTATTGATCCGGGTCACGACGCCGTTCAGCATTGCCTCGACGCCTGCGATCAGCCCGTTCGCCGCCTGAAAGGCAAAGTCACCGATGGCACCGGGCAGCTTGCCCCAGACCGCCTTGACCGCCTCAAACGCGCCCGCCCAGATCGCGATATATCGGTCCACGGCGCTCGCCGTGCCCTTCACGATGGCCTCCAGAACCGTGAATACCAGCGCGCGATAGCCTTCCCATGCCGCGCCGAGCAGCGCAAAAGCCGCTTGAAACGAGGTGCCGATACGCTGCCCGACCTCGCGCGCGAGACCGCCCAGCAGCCGGAACGCCTCACCGATCCCGCCGACCGCCGAGACCAGCTTGCTGAATTGGTGGATCAACTCGCCGGCCGCCACGATGGCCGCACCGATCCCTGTGCGGATCAGGGCGGTGCGCAGGGCGGTCAGCGCGGTGGCGAGGCTGAACGTGGCGATGCGGGCCGCGACGAAGGCCGCGACCCAGCGCCCGGCCATAAAGGCTGCGAAGGCCACCCCGATCGAGGCTAGCCGTTCGAGGTTGTCGGCCACCATGATCAGCACATCCGCGACCATCGAGGATGCGCCCAGAAGCGCGTCCCATGAACCGATCAGCCGAAGCGCGGCGTTGCCGATCAGCGTGAAGGCATCGCCGATGGTGGCGGGCATGCTGTCGGCTTCCTCGCGCAGCAATTCCAGATTGCCGACCAGCGCCGTGCGGATCACATCGCCGGTGATTTTGTTCTGCGGCCCCAACTGGCGCAGGCCGGAAACCGTGGTGCCGAGTTCGGCCGCCAGCAGTTCGGCCAGCCTGCCGCCGCTCTCGATGATCCGGTTGAGTTCCTCGCCGCGCAGGGTTCCGGTCGCCATGGCCTTAGACAGCGCATATTGAACCGCCGACGCGCGTTCCGCCCGCGCGCCGGAAACGACCATGGCGTTGTTCAGCGCCTCGGTAAAATCGAGGCTTTCGGCGGTGGACAGGCCCAACTCGCGTAGCGCGGTGCTGTTCGAGATCCACGACTCGGTTGTCTGGTCGAGGCTGGAATAGGTGCGCCGGGCCATATCGGCCAGCCGTTCCATGACGGCCGCGCCCTTTTTCTGCGATCCGGTGGCCAGATCGACCCGCGAGCGCAGATCGGTCCAGGTGTCGGCATATTGCACCACCTGCCGGATCGAGAACGCCCCGGCCGCAATGCCAGCCAGCCGGCGCAGCATGACGCCGGTGGCATCCACCTCCTTCGTCAGCTTCTGGAAGCTGCGCGCGCCGGCATCGCCGATGCCTTCCAGTTCCGCCCGGACGCGGCGGCCGTTCTCGGCCACCAGCCGAACGGAAACCTTCTTTTCAGCCATCGCCGCCTTCCTTGTTGATCTGCTCGTTGGTTTTGCGGACCATGATTGTCTCGATCACCGGCAGCAGTTCGGCGACCGCCAGCGGCGAAATGCCAAGGGCGCGGCCCATATCCAGCGCCGCGCCCATATCCCAGCCCAGCATCGCGCCGGGGATTGCCCGTGTCTGCCCGCCGATCCGGCCGACCAGATCCCAGACCTGCCAGCCCTCATGCGTCTGGGGCTGGTTCAGCCGCGCCGGGCAATCATCGCAGCGCGCAGGGCAGGCCTCGCAATACCGATCGCCCCCGCCGAAATGCCATTCGGCGAGGGCGGTCAGCCGTTTTTTTCTGATTCCAAAACCAGATGCGGCCCCAGAACCTGCTCCTGAAACGCCTCGAACACCGGCCAGATGTTCAGCAGCGCGTCGATCCCTTCCGGCGTCACCGGAAGGGGCGCGCCCTCATCATCGCCGACGCCCTCCCAATCGGTGACGACGCGGCGGGCGACGGCCTGCGCCATGGCAACCGCCAGCACCTCCTTCGGCGCATCTTCGTCCAGCCCCTCAAGGCTGGCATCGGCGCGGGCCGAGGCCATGATCGCGGTGGTAACCGGGGCCACCTGCAGTCGCAGGCCGGGCAGCAGATCGAGCCAGCGCGGCTCGGCAGACAGGTTCAGACGGATCATGGTCAGTAACTCGCAATATCATTGGTGAGTGTGATGGTGCACATGCGGCCGGTGTCGGGGTCGCGGGCGGCCTGCCAGTCAAACGTGGCCTGCACGCCCTGCGGCCCGCTGATCTCGACACGGGGGCGGGGCAGATAGACCGCATGTGCGGTGAACGTGAGGCTTTCGCCGGAGATCAGCGTATAGCCGAACTCCAACTCGCAATCGGTGCCGGCGATGGCCTGGTTCATCAGCACCATGTCGGCAAAGCGGACCTCGATCTGGCCGGTGAGCGCGGCAATGGTCGGGTTGGCCCCGTCAATCATGCCATCGCTGCGGATGGTCTCGATCCGGTCGAGGTTGTTGGCATAGGTGATCTGCGCCGAGATCACATTGCCCAGCGGCACGCCGTCGCGTTTGATCGAGCCATTGAAGTTTCCGAAGCGGATCAGATCGAGGCCGGCCGGCGTTCCGGCTTGCGATGTGCTGGCGACGGTTTCGCCCTGCGCTACAAGCTGGGCGATGGCGGTCAGCAGCCCCGACCGCTGCATGGTCCAGCTAAGCTGGTTGACCATGACGCCCGTATACATCGCATAGCGCGGCACCTCCGGCATGCCGGTCTCGATTGCCATGGACGGCAGGGTCCAGTTCCCAGACTGGAAGACGTGGGTATAGGGGCCGGGCGATGCGCCGGTAGTGGTCGGGGCACCGAAGGCGGCCTTGAGCCAGAACCCGAACGCTTCGGCATCGATCGGGATGGTCAGATCACCGTCGGAGGTGATCGCGTCCTTGATCGGGGCCAGAGGATCGCGGCCATAGCCCAGCAGTTCCGAGGACAGCAGCGGCTGTTCCGCGCTGAGCGTTGAGGCCGCGAAGGGCATGCGGGTGAAGCCGCTGGCCGGGGCCGTGCCATAGACAGTTTCGAACGCGGCCGCGAGTTGCGACCGCGCGCCTTGTGCGCGTGCCATGGTGGTCTCCTTTGGTAGGGGTTAGGCCAGCGGGTCGTTGCTGGTGTAATGCAGGGTCAGGATCAGCACCGCGGCCTTGATCTTCGGCGCGCCCTCGACGGCCAGATCGGCAGGCTCGGGCGCGTCCGTCTCGATCCAGTCGCAGACCCCGCCCAGCGTCCGGTCGGCGGCGATGGCCATCCCGACGCGCTCGGCCAGCACATCAAACGCCAGTTCAAGGTTCGATGAACCGCGCACAAACAACTCTACCTCGGCGCGGTGCTGCCAATGATAGCGCAGCGGCGAGAGCGTGACCTCGGCATTGCCAGGCGTTCCGTCGCGCAGGATCAGAAGCCCGCCGGGCGGGATGCGTTCGGGCAGAACCTCGTTGCGCAGGATTGTAGCCCCGCCGCCGAGTCCCTGCAGCAGCGTGAAGAGCGCCGACAGGACGGTTTCGCGTTTTGTGGTCATGAGTTCCGTTCCCATCGCGAGACGATTGCGCCCGGAAGGGCATTGAGAGCGGCCCGCGCGGGGCGTTCGAGATCCAGTCGCTTGCGTAGCCTGACCTGCGGGACCAACAGGAAGATCGGCACGGAGGTGAGCCCGCGCCCGGTTTTGGACCGCGACGGGACAGCCCGTCCGTGCTTAGTCAGCCGCGCCTCGGCGATCAGCAGGCTGGGGCCGGCGCGGCGATGGACAAAGATCAGCTTGAGGCCGGTTTTGGCTCGCCATTCGTCAGGCGTGGGCCGTTTGCCGCTGCGGGCCTTCCCGGCGGCCTCGGTTGGGATCGCCAGCCACAACCCGTTTTTGCCCCGGATCAGCGGGCCGCTGTCATGGGCATCGATCAGAACCGGCGCGCGCGTCCAGACCATTGAGGCCGCGTTCATGCTGTGTTTGTGCTTCGGCCAAGTCTCGGAGCGGATTGTCCGGGCCAGCCGCTGGCCCATGCCTGCGCCCACCACCTGCGCGCGCCAGGCTGATTTGAGGGCCTCGCCCGCATCCTTGATCGCAAATTGCACGGCCCTTTCGCCGGCGCGCACTTCCTCGGCCATCAGTGCGGCGATATCGCTGATTTCGACCCGCAGCTTCATGCGGGCCTCAGATCAAGCGTCCAGACCAACCGCTCGCGGTCGCGCATCGGCTTGCCCTGGATCTCGAATGTCTCGCCCTCGATCACGATATGATCGCCAGCCTCGATCGATGGGGTTTCGGCGACCATCACGTCGATCTGCACGGTCTCGGACCAGACCCGCGCGCCGCCATAGCTGGTCAGATGATCCGGCGACTTGCGGATTGCCCGGATGGTGGCACCGGGCGCAACACCGCCCGGCAGCCATGTCACGTCCAGCGCCATGTTGGGATCCGCGAAGATCAGGGTTATGGCGGCGGCGAAGGCGGTCATCAGAGCGCCACGCCATTCAGGCGCACCCGGCCGGTGGTTTCTGCGGCCGTCGCGCCGACTGCAAGGACCGCAATGCCGATCAGGGGGTTTGAACCCGCCTCGCTAGTGCAGCGGTAGTTGGTCGTGTCCCAATAGACCTTTGCGCCGACGGTCCAAGCCTGCGACGGGGCCTTGGGGAGATCATAGATGCCGGTCAGGTTTAGAACGACTGAACTGCCATCATCGATATCGACCGGGCCGGTGCTATTGGCAGCGACACCGAATATCCCGCCTATGATCTGGCCAGTCCCCGCGGTGATCGGGGTGCCCATGGCGATATCGTCCACGAGGACCGTGATGGAGTCTCCCGCCGCAATAAAGTTTTTCATGACATTTCCTTTCGATGTTCCCAATACCGGGGGAATGATGATCGAACGGGACGGGTGATCCGGCCCGCGCTGGTCAGGGTCAGGGTGCTGTTTCTTGTGTCCGGTGCGATTTACTCCTACTTTTGCGGTGACGGAGGTTCCCATGACCGCAAAGATCAGCATCTCGATCACCAACGAACACGCCGCGTTGCTACAAGACGCGGTCAAAAGCGGCGACTACGCCTCTTCCAGCGAGGTGGTGCGCGAGGCCCTGCGCGAATGGCGCAGCCGCCGGATGATCGGCCAGCTTTGGGACGAAGGCATCGCCAGCGGTCGCGCCGAGGGTGTGACCATGACCGACATCAAGGCTGAGGCCCGCCGCCGCCAAGGTCTGTAACCTCGGATTGAGCGATCTGTTCAACCCGCTCTGATCTCACGCCGCCGCGCCGGGGTTTTTCCACAGGCCGCGCCAGTCGATCGCCTTGGCCGCGAAATCGTGGCGTGCCTTGATCTCGATCCCATCGACCTCGAAGCCCATGCGGGTTTCGGTGAACACGCCTTCCTGACCGTCCAGATAGGCGTATTCGATGGTATCGATGCGCGCGGGGTCGGCGGCGAGGAACCACGGATCCTGACCGGCAGCCGGGATCAGGCGCGGTTCCTCGATCACCTCCAGGCGGTTTGCAAAGGTATTGACGCCCGTCGTGCTGCCCGGCGTGGTCGCGGTGACCTGCTTGCGCGCCTCGACCGAGCGGCTTCCGGGCGGCACGAGGATGAAGCGCGGCAGGATCGAAATCAGCCGATCCTCAATCCCCTTTTTCTGGCCGAAGGCGCGATAGGCGGCAGCCAGCGCCGCCTCCGAGACCACCGATGCGCTGCCCAGGTTGCCGTGGGTGGCATGGAACAGGGCGGTGCCGTCAGCCATTGCCGGGTTTTGCATCAGGATCGAATAGACAATATCCGATTCCAGATCGGCAGCCGATGCACCAAACGCAGCCGGGATGCGCGCGAAGGCGTCCAGATCGTCGTTGATCAGCGCCTGCCGGGTGATGGCGATGATCCGGCCATAGGAGGCCAGCGCATAGACCTCCTTGCCCTCGCCGATCGTCCCATATTGGAACTCGCCCGATTCCAGCACCTTTTGCAGGTCAGGTGCGCCACCAAGCTGGGTGCGGCTCACCGGCTTGAAATCGGTGATTGTGGCGCGCCGCGCCCAGGCGGCAAACGTCCGGGGCGTGGATGCATAGGAGTCGCGCAGCGTCTTTCCGGCGACATTGGCGAGGATCGCCGGGAAATCGCCGGTGGCGTGATATCCAACCGAACGCTGCTGGCCCAGCGCCGCGCCGGCCAGTTCCATCTTGGACATGCCGGCGGTGCGGATCCCGGCGCGTTCCAGCGCGTGCCGCGCCATTTCCATCAGTGACAGGCCTCGGAACTCGCGGGCCGCATCCGAGACGGATGCAGCGCCCGGATTGGCGCGGTGCATCAGCGCCTCGCTGACTGCATCGCGATAGGCAGCGTCGGTCGCGCCGGTGCCGCGGGCCTGTGCGGGGGCGGTCTCGACCGTGCGGCCGGCGGTATCGCCCTCGACCAGTTTGTCGAGAACGGCCTCGCGGGCCTCGCCGATCGAGACGCCGCGCGCGATCAGGTCGGTTTGAAATGCTGCATCCAGCCCGTGGCGGGCGCAGAGCGTCATGATGGTGCTGACGCGGGTGCGTTCGGCCGCGCGGATAGCCTCCGCGTCGGGCGCGGCCGGGGCCGTTTCCGAGGCGGCAGGGGTCTGCGTCGGGGTTTGGGCGGTGCGGGTTTCATCGTCACCCGCCGTGGTGTTCTGGACAGTCATATCATTGCCTTTCGGGGTTTCTGCGGCGGGTGCCGCGTTGCCTGCCCTCGTCACGAGGGTGCAGGAGTTGCGCCGGGCATCAGCCTGCCCGCCCTCGGATCGCATGCCGGCACCGGGGTCAGCCCCGATCGCGACGGCAGAGATTTCCAGCGGTTCCCAATCGATAGCGCGGTAAAGCGCCCGCTGACCGCCATCGGTGCGGTCGGGTTTCGCCACCCGCTCGAACTTGTGGACGCGGTAGCCGACCGAGACATTGCGGATGATGCCGGATTTGATATCGCGCCAGATCGGCTCCACCTCATCGCGCTCGGACAGGCGGATGCGGGCGAAGCCCTGGCCGCCCTCAATGCGGATCGATCCATCCTCGACCACGCCCAGAATGTCGCGCAGGCTCCAGGACGAGTGCGAATTGAGGAACGGCGCGCCGCTGTTCAGCCGATCCAGCCGCATCGCATCCGCCGACACGACCAGTTCTTCGTCAAATTCCTCGTCGCGCGCCCAGGAATAGCGGCGCACCTGCGCGCCTGTGGTCCACAGCACCTCGAATGTGCGCGCTGTCTCATCGACAGATTGCAGGGTGCCGGCCCGCCCGATCACGGGCAGGTCGAGGATTTGTTCAGTGTCCATGATTTACTCCTGATTATCCGCGCCGGGCGCGGTCGGATCGGCACTCTGCACGAGGCCCGCCTTGGTGACCTTGCGCGGGTCGCTGTCGAACACGAGGCCGGCCGCGTCGGCTTTCTTGGCGAAATCCGCCCATTCGGTGATGATCTCGGCCGGGTCGTAGCCCCGCCGCGCGATCTGCTGCGGCAGGGTCGAGAACCCGGCGCGGACCTCGAGCAGATCGGCTTGCGCATCCTGCAGCGGATTGACGCTCTCGAATTTCGGCGTCCCCCATTCGGCGAGGATTTCGCCGTCATCGGGCAGCAGGCCCTGTATCTGGGCCGCATCGATAAACCACCGCCAGATCGGCTCGCAGAACATCGGGATGACGGTCTGCCACTGGATCTGTTCGACCATGCGCCGAAACTCGTTGAGGCCCGCACGGGTGGATGAGAAATTCGCCTGCGACAGATCGCCGGTCATCATCGAATAAGGGACGCGGAACCCGGCCGCGATGATATGAAGCTGGGTCCGGTGCCATTCATAGACGCCCGCCGTCGAGGTCGGCTGGTTGAATTTTATGTCCTTGCCGCCGCGCGCATAGGCGATCAGGCCCGGCTCGAACTGTTCGACCCTGTTGCCCATGCTGTCCTCGATCACTGGGGCGATCGATTGCTGATCTTCATCCGCGCCGAAGACGATGCCGACAAGGCAGGCTTCGGTTTTCTTGCGGACCAGTTCGGCATGCTGCCAATCATCCACGTCGCGGATCGCGCGCATGGCCGGTGCGCCCCATGGCACGCCCCGGCTCTGGACCCGCTGCCGCTCGAACAGATGCGCGACCTGATCACCGGCCACGCGAACCGACTCCAGGCGGCGCGCGAAAACCGGCGATCTGCTGCCCGGATGATCGGGGAACATCCAATAGCCGGTGCGCCGGCCATTGCGGTCATATTCGATCCCCTGATCAATCCGCGACCCATCGGCGCGGCTCTCGAACCGTGCGCCGTCGAGGTGATCGGCCTCGCGCAACTCGATACGCAGCGGGACGCCCCGGCCACGCTCGGCGCGGGGCACTGGCCGGGCGATGGCGAATACCTCGCCGCCCTCGATCATCTGGCGCACCGCCAGACCGAGAACCCCGTGAAAATCCGTGTGCCCGTGCTGATCGCAGCGCGCCGCCCATGCGCGCCAGAGATCATCGACCTGTTTGTTCAGAACGGGGTCTGCCGTCGCGGCGCGGGGCCGGATCCCGGTGCCGACGATATTGTTGACCAGCACCTGCACCGCCTGCGCAGCGATGGGGTTGTTGCGCACGAGGTCGCGCATCCGGTCCCGCAGCGCGGCCCCGGCGCTGGAAATCTCGGCGTCGGCCGATGTGCTGCCGGCCTGCCAGCCCGAGGTGCCGCGCCCACGCGCCGCCGCCTCATATCCCCGGCGCAGATTCGAGATTGCGACCCGTGCGGCATAGCGCCGGGCGGCCGAACGCGGCGCGACTGTGGCCAGCGCAGCATCCATCATTCCCCAGCGCACGTCCGGGGTGGTGTCTGTCGGTTTCGCCATGATCAGTTCCGCCGAAAGCTGGCAAACCCGGCGACGGGCAGGGGGCGGCCCGCGCCGGCGGACATTTCGCCCTCGATCGTGCGGATCCGGCTGAGCAGATCGGAGGCCGAGCCATATTCCAGCGTTTTGCCGTCATAGCTGACCCGCAGGGTGCCCGAGGCATAGGCCCGGCGCAGGGCCTCAAGTTCAGTATGCGTCCAGGCCATCAGAACCATGAACCTCTCGATCTGGGGCCCATCCAGCCCGACTGTCGGGGCGGGGGCGGTTTGACTGATTGCCGATGCGGCTGCCCGGCCGGGCGCATATCAGCGGATCCGGGGCTGACCTGCGCGCGCAGATCGTCCCATTTGGTCTCGTCCCAGCGGTCGATCCCCATCAGCCAGGCGGCGGCACGGGCATAGACCCGGCAGTCCAGCGCCTCGTTGCGGTCGCGGGTCTGCCGCCATTCGAGGCGCTGGAATCCCTGCCGGGTTTTGACGGTCATCAACTGCTCGGCGGTCAGTTGCTTGGTCCACTCGGCCGTGGTGCCGCGCGGGATATGCAGGAAGCCGGCCGGCCAGCCGGTGCCCTCGGCCAGATCCTCGTCGGTCGGGGCCGACAGGCGCAGCCAGCGGTAGGTTTCCGATTTGAACACCGCGCCTGCGACTTTCCACAGCCGCACCCCGCGCCTGATCTTGCGCCCGCCCTCGGTCACATCGACATAGGTGGGCCCGTCCACCGGGGTGGATCGGTCAAAGCCACCGACGCCCTTGATCGCCAGCACCTGCCCGTGGCCCATGGCCCGCGCCCAGGCATAGACCGCATCCGTGGTCGCGCCGTCGCCGGTGTCGATCGCCAGCCGGGCCAGCGCCATCCGCGCCCCGTTCGCATGCGGCCATGTCTCGCCCAGAAACTCGGTCAGATCGTTCCACACATCCTCGCGGGCCGTGTCGCCTTCCAGCACGACGTGATCGATCAGCCAGGATTCAAGGTTCGCGCCCCAGCCCCAGACGTCGATCTCGATCCGGTCGCGCTGCACGTCCGCGCCGGCGGTCAGGATCAGCGCGCCCTCGGGCACCTCGCCCAGATGCCAATCCTCGCGCCGCTCATAGAGGCGCTGCCAGTCCGGGGCCTCGCCGCGTTCCTGCCATGTCTCGCCTAGAACCGTGTTTTTCAGGGTTTTCAGCGCCGCGTCATTGCCCTGCGCGGTTTCCCAATCCCGCGCGATGCTTTCCCAACTCAGCCAGCCCAGCGGCGAGTAAAGCCCCGAGATGTGAAACCCGACCACGCCGGCGGCCTTGGCACGGGCGCGGGTTTCATCATCGGCCGTGGCCTGCCAGCAGGCGCCGTTTGCCTCGTCCATCATCCAGGTCTTGTGGCGTTCCTCGATCGGCTCGTTACAATGCTCGCAAAGATAGGCGACGGTCTCGGGCCGGCCGGTTTCCCATTGCAGCCGCTCGAACTTCAACCATTGCAATGCGCCGCAAAGGGGGCAGGGCAGGTGATAGCGGCGCTGATCGCTCATCTCATATTCCCGTTCGATCCGCGACAGGCCCGTGATCGTGGGCGTCGAGGCTAGAAACACCTTGGCCCGATGCCCGAAGCTGATCGTGCGGGCTTCGGCCAGTGCAATGGGATCGCCCTCGCCATCAAGATCGCCCGGATAAGCATCGACCTCGTCCAGAAACACCCAGCGCGCCGGCATCGAACGCAGGCCCACGGCGCTGTTGGCGCCGGTCAGGATCAGCTGGCCGCCCGGAAAGCGCTTGCCGAGGATGGTATTGCCGCTGTCGCGTGATCGCGACGGCATCACCAGTTCGCGCAATTCCGGGCTTTCTTCAATCAGCGGGTCGATCCGCTGCTGCGACAGGCGTTTTGCGAGATCAACCGTCGGCTGCACCGCCAGAAATGGTCCCGGCGCCTGATGCATGCAGAACCCGATCCAGTTATTGCCGCCCTCGGTCGCACCAACCTGGGCTGCCTTCATGAACACCACGCGGCGAACCGGATCGCCGGGCGAGAGCGCATCCATGATCCCGCGCATGAAAGGTGTGCGGGCGGTGCGATAGGGTCCAGCCTCGGAGGCGGCGCGCGAGGACAGGATCCGGTGCCGATCCGACCATTGCGAGACGGTGAGCGCCGGATCCGGAGCAAGGCCGGCCAGCCAGGCATTGCGGATATCATCGGCGCCCTCGAAATCAGCGAAGCTCAATCTTGACCTCCGCCAGATCGGCCAAATGTTTGCGCAGGTATTTGTCCAGAACCTGCTCCATCTGATGCGCATCGACGCCCAGATCGGCGGCCATGTTCGCGGCCACCCGCGCAGGCCAGCCCTGCCAGGCATCGCGTTCGCGCCGCGCCAGATCGAAGACCATGGCCGTGGTACGTGCCCGATCGACCAGCTCGCCCTTCATCTTGGCCAGCTTCACCTTGGCGGTCTGGGCCTTCAGCACCTCATTAGCCATCCGCGCGCGCAGGAACGACACCTCACCGCCCGTGCCAGGATCGGGTTCGGCGCCGGCTTCGCGCAGGGTCTCGCCCATCGACTCGATGGCGGCGCGCGGCACCGGTCGTGTCGCGGCTGCTGCGCGGGCGGCACTGGCGCTGCCCAAGGCGCGGGCATGCACGCCGCGCTGCTTGGCCGGATCGGTCTGCGCGTCCCATTGCCGGTCGGCGCGGGCGGGGTCGATGCTGCCATCAGGCTCAAGGGTAATGCGCCCCGAGGCGATGGCCTTGCCCACTGCGGTGTGGCTGACGCCGCGATGCGCCGCATATTGCCGGCGCGATAGTCCCATTCCGCCCGATTCCTTGATTTGCGCCCAATGGTCGGGCGAGCAGCATAAAGCAATGATATTGCTACGATTAACCTACACTTCAGGGGCGTGGTGAGCGATTCTGATTGCACCGAAACGATGCAACCCAGAACCCGGAGACCACGCCATGACTTACCCGCCCCGCGCCGAGAAAACCCAAAACAACCAGGCCGCCGCGCTTGCCGCCTTCGTCAGCAAGAAAGCCGAGATTGACGCCATGCTCGGCCGCCTTGCCGCGCTGAGCGATGATCATTTCCACGCCGACCCCGATGCGGTGAACTGGGGCCATGTCGGCACAGTCGCGCATTACGCGGACCTTCTGCGCCAGATCACCGACAGCGCCTTTGGCGAAGGGGAGTGTACAGAATGACCCGGCCCAGTTCGACCCAAGCTTTCCTGCTGCGCCGTGCCGCAACCCGGCCCGGCAATCTTGTCCTGCCGCTGCCCGATAATTTGCACGGCAGCATTGCCGATCGCGTGCTGCGGGCGCTGTTGGCGAAAGGCCTCATTGAGGAGGTCGAGGCCAATACCCGCCGTCGTGAGCCGATCTGGCGCGAAACCGGTGCTGGTCATGGCACCACGCTGATTGCCACCGAGGCCGGGCTTGCCGCCGTCGGCATCGAGCCGCTGGTGGCGGGTGCCATTGCCAACGCCCGACAGGGGCGCATGGCGCGAGATGCGGCGGTGCCCGTCGCGCCGCCGGCTGTCGCCTCGTCCGCCCGCACTGGCACCAAGCAGGCAGCGCTGATCGCGCTTCTGCAGCGCCCGGAAGGAGCAAGCATCACCGAGGCCGCCGGCGCACTGGAATGGCAGGGCCACACCGTGCGGGGTGCCATTTCCGGCGTCTTGAAAAAGCGCCTCGGGTTGATTGTCAATTCCGAGAAGATCGACGGGCGCGGGACGGTCTACCGCATTGCCACAGGGGGCTGAGTCATGATTTCCTTCAACTGCCTGCCGGAACAGGAGGTCTTGGCCGACTTCGTCCGACGCGAATGTATCGAGCGCATCGACATCCGCTTTTGCCGCGACGATGCAGCCGAAGGTGCATCTGAAACCTCTATCATCACCTGCGCGCCGGCTGAGGCCGAGTTCGCTACCATCTACGGCATCACCGATCTGGGCGAGGCCCGCGCCATCCATGACGTTGACCTCAGTGCTGCGGGCGCCGATGAACTGGCCGCTGCCTGCCGGGCGCTGTTTGTGGCCATCCTTGATGCGCGCCGCGACCCGCCAGATGCCGCCCAGCGCCATCAGGCCGAACAGGACGCCATCAGCGCCTTGAGCGGCCATTTATCAGGACCGCGCGATTGACGGCGCCGCCCTTCTTGATCTGTCATGATCCATCATGATATTCATAACAGGTTCAGGAGATTCCCTATGACGGCACCGATCCGCGAGAAATTCGCCACACAGGTTGACGCGGATGTTCTGGCGACCATCCGCAGCCTCGCCCAGAGCGAGGGCAGACAGATTCAGGCCCTTGTCGACGAAGCATTGTCCGATCTGATCGAAAAGCGCCGGCAAGGCCGGCCGCGCAGTCATGTCATGGCAGCCTATCAGGCCAGCCATGACCATTACGCCGAGCTCTACAAGAAACTGGCTGAATGACCGACTACCTGACGGCGGTCGAAGCGCTGGCCATCCATGCCGATCAGATCGCCCGCTATGGTGGCACACCCGGTATCCGCGATCCGGGCCTGCTGGAAGCGGCCCTGTTCCGGCCGCAGACCGGTTATTATGCCGATCTGATCGAGGAAGCGGCCGCGCTATGGGAGAGCCTGGCGCAAAATCACCCTTTCATTGACGGCAACAAGCGCACGGCTTTCGCCGTGACCTGGACCTTTCTTGCCATCAACGGCCTGTGCATCAGCGCCCCGGCCGCCGAGACCTACAGATTTATCATCAGCTCACATGAAGCCGGGACTTTTGACATCGCCCGTCTGGCCGTCTGGCTGCGCGCCAACACCACGCCCATCGCCTTGCCGGACCGGTAGCCGCCTCTGATCGGTGCCAAAATGCAGGTCTTATATGCCCGGCAAGCGAGCTGGTATTTGCCTGCCGGTCGCCCGCAGCACCTTGAGTGGAGCCGTTGAGCTTGGTGGCGGTTGCCTCTCGACCCGCATCGGATGAAGCACTATATTCGCATTGATTTCGATGCGCAAAGCGAGGCCCACCATGGATATCACCCGAGACATCAGCCCGCTGACCGAGTTCAAGCGCGACTCGGCGCGCATGATCGCGCGCATGAAGGAGACCGGGCAGCCGCAGATCCTGACCGTCAATGGCAAGCCGTCGGTCGTGGTGATGGACGCCGCCGTCTGGCAGGAGATGCAGGACCGGCTTGACCATGCCGAGGCCATCACCGGGATCCGCAAGGGGCTGGCACAGGCGCGTGCCGGTGAAGGGGTCGAGGCCGGGCGTTTCTTTGAGCAACTGGCCCGGACGGAATGAAGCCCGCGCGGGCGGTGATCGTCACGCCGCAGGCGGCGGGCGATCTGACCGAGGCATGGGCGTGGCTGCGCGAACGCAATCCGCGTGCGGGTGACGAATGGCTTGCCGGCATCCGGCAGGTGATCATGGCGCTCGGCTCCTTCCCGGAGGCGCATCCGGTTGCCCCTGAATCCGGTGCCTTCGATCTGGAGATCCGGCGCGTTCTTTATGGGCGCAGCACACGCTGGCGGATTTACTATGCGCTGATCGACGGTGCGGTGCATGTCCTGCATGTCAGGCATGGCCGCCGTGGTGATTGGCGACCCTGATCGCCTCGAAGCTGGTGCCGGTCTCGGCATGGGTGGCGGTGCCGCCGGTCATCAGCTGCCAGCGGCGCAGCGCGACGTCGCAATAGGCCGGGTCCAGCTCCATTCCGAAACAGCGGCGCCCGAGCCGTGTCGCGGCGATCAGCTGCGAGCCGGAGCCGGTAAAGGGCTCGTAAAGCAGATCGCCCTCATCGCTCCAGGCGGCGATCATCTCCTCGGCCAGCCTGACCGGGAACACCGCCGGATGCGCGCCGCCGGCAATGGCGCCCTTGTGGCGCATCACCCGGATGACACTGTCGGGGATGCGGTGGCTCTGGATGGCATTGCCGGCGCCATGCTTGGCCGTCACCGTGCCATCGGCCGCACGCAAGCCGCCGCCGCCCAGCGTCTCGCCGGCATGCTTGCTCTCGACTGTCTTGTTGGGCCGCCGCGACGCGCGGTTGAAATGAAAGACGAACTCATGCGCCGGTGCCAGCCGCCCGTTCCAGTCGCCGGGCAGGCCGGGCCCCTGATCCCAGACATACCAGCCGAACCGCCGCCAGCCCTGCATTTGCATCCAGCCTATCCAGCCCTCCCAATAGGATACCCATTCGTTGTCGCGATGCACCAGGCCGAGATTGACCAGCAGCTGCGCGTCATCGCTGACTGGCGCTGCCGCAAAAACCCCGCGCATCAGCCTGTCCCAATCGCCGACTTTTTCCTTGGCCGCGCCATAGTCGCGCTGCTGACCATAGGGCGGCGAGGTGAAGAGGAGCGTAGCACGTTCGTCGCCCATCAGCGCCGAAACCGCCGCCACATCGGTGCTGTCGCCGCACATCAACCGCTGATCGCCAAGGATCCAGATATCGCCGGGGCGGGTGATCGGGTCCTCGGGCGGCTCAGGGATTTCGTCCTCTTCCTCCTCCGGATCGGCGCCGAAACCCGATACTTCCGCCTCCCCGAGCAGTTCCTCCAGTTCCGCGTCCGAGAACCCGACCAGATCGAGGTCGAAATCCAGCCCCTGCAGCGCTGCCAACTCGGCGCGCAGCAGTTCCTCGTCCCAGCCAGCATTCTCGGCGATGCGGTTGTCGGCAATGACCAGCGCCCGGCGCTGGACCTCGCTCAGATGCGCCAGCCGGATCACCGGCACCTCGGCCAGCCCCAGTTGCCGCGCCGCCATCAGACGCCCATGACCAGCGATGATCACCCCATCCGCACCGATCAGAATCGGGTTGGTGAAGCCGAATTCCGCGATGGAGGCGGCGATCTGGGCGACCTGATCCGGCGAATGGGTGCGGGCGTTACGCGCGTAGGGGGTCAGCTGCCCGACGGCCATCATCTCGATCTGCATCATGCGTCCGCTTTGCGCTTCCGGGTCTGTTTGGGTGGGTCGGGTGCCGCAGCCTGGTCATCAGCAGCGAGCGTGCTGCTGTCAGCAGGATCATCGGTCGTTCGGTTGCCCGCGATCTCTGCAAAGGAACGCCCGTCGCCCTCCAGCACCGCCGCCTGGCCCGTGAGGTTCTGCCAACGTTCAACCGCGACATCGACGTAAGCCGGGTTTAGCTCGATGCCGAGGCAGACGCGCCCGGTGGTCTCGGCGGCGATCAACGTGGTGCCGGACCCCATGAACGGCTCATAGATCGCCTGACCGGGGCTGGAATTGTTCAGCACCGGGCGGCGCATGCATTCGACCGGCTTTTGCGTTCCGTGCACGGTCTCGGCATCCTGATCGCGATGGCTGATATGCCAGAGCGTGGTCTGCTTGCGGTCGCCGGCCCAATGGCCTTTGCCGGTCTTGCGGACCGCATACCAGCAGGGCTCGTGCTGCCAGTGGTAATCGCCGCGGCTGAGGATCAGGCGGTCCTTCGCCCAGATGATCTGCGAGCGGATATTGAAGCCGCAGGCGATCAGGCTGTCGGCGACCGTGGTCGCGTGCAGGGCGCCATGCCAGACATAGGCCACATCGCCCGGAAACAGCGCCCAGGCCTCGCGCCAGTCGGCGCGGTCGTCGTTCAGCACCTTGCCGGTGCGTCTGGTGGCGGAAGCACCGGTCTGGTTGCGCCAGGCGGGGTCGTATTCCACGCCATAGGGCGGGTCGGTGACCATCAGGAGCGGGGTGATCCCAGCCAGCACCCGCTCGACATCTGAGGTGACGGTGCTGTCACCACAAAGCAGGCGATGGTTGCCGAGGATCCACAGATCGCCGGGGCGGGTGACGGGCTGGGCGGGCGGCTCGGGGATGTCGTCCTCGCCCTCTACCGCGCCGCCGGGCATCTCGCCATCGATCTCGCCCAGCAGCCCGGCCAGATCCTCTTCGCTGAAGCCGACCAGATCGAGATCGAAACTCAGCTCCTGCAGCGCGGCCAGTTCTGAGGCGAGTAATTCCTCGTCCCAGCCGGCATTTTCGGCGATGCGGTTGTCGGCGATGACCAGCGCGCGGCGTTGTACCTCGGTCAGATGTACCAGCCGGATCACCGGCACCTCAGTCAGTCCCAGCCGCTGCGCCGCCATCAGCCGCCCATGGCCGGCGATGATGCCCGCGTCCTCGCCGATCAGGATTGGGTTGGTGAAACCGAATTCCGCAATCGAGGCGGCGATCTGGGCCACCTGATCCTCGGAATGGGTGCGTGCGTTGCGGGTATAGGGCACCAACTGCTCGACCGGTATGATTTCGATCTGCAAGGGGCACGGGCTCCAAAAGAAAAGACCCGCTGCCCGAGGGCAGGCGGGCCTGAAGTTATGGACAGGTGAGTGTCCGTGTGTGGCGAAGCGGGTGGCAACCCCGGCAACCCAAAGTGGCAACCCAAGGGTGGAAACCCAGAAAAATCCTTTGACGCTAGAGGACTAGCGCGCTGCTGCCCCCCGCATAGCAATAAGGCGGCGGAGGAACCAGAGCGGGGGGGCGGTTGGCCAGTTGGGCAGCGCAGGCCCGATCTTATGGGTAATATGGCCCGATCTGGTGATATTTGTCGCGCCCTAAGTTCGACCTGTTCGCGCCCTCACGGTGGCCTGTTTGCGCCCCCGCCGTCCGGTTTGCCGCCCTCGTTGTCACCTGCCGATTTTGCACCGCGCGGGCGGGCGCTGCTTTTCCTTTGCCTGTTCAATCGGTTGGCGATGGTGATCAGCGCCGCTGTCCAGCGCCGCCAGGCGGTGGAGCGCACGCAGCCCACCGCGCGGCAAATCTGCTTCCAGCGATGGCCTTCGGCCCGCATCCAGACGATGCGGCGATTGTCGATGATGGCCTGCTCGCTGTCGCCGCCGATCAGCGCCAGCCATGCCAGCGCCTCTTCCATGTGCTGGATTTCCTGGGGGTTGGGGATCACCCGCATCGTGGCTTGTTCATAGCCATAGGCATGCTTGGCCTCGTGAATATATTCCGGCCAGGACCTGCCATATCCGCGCGCACCCGAACCGGGCGGGTTCGGCAGTCGGCGCAAAGTCAGCGCGGCTTCCTCGAGCCGATCTTCAATCTCGCGCGGGGTGATCATGGGCGGTCCTTCCTGGCCGGAACGGGAATGCCGCGCTGGGCAAGGCGCTCGACGCTGGTCAGCCCGGCCTCCAGCAGGGTCAGCGCAATGGCGTTGGAGATGGCGTTCGCGGGCAGATAGCGATCCGAGTTCACCCAATCGGCAAAAAATTGCAGCTGCGGGTTGGCCGGGGCACCGGCTTTCTCTGCGCCTTGCGGCCTTGCCGGCTGGCGTAGGCGTTGCCGATGGGCCGCCCGCACCGCATCGGTGAAATAGGCCCATGTCCGGATCGGGCTGATGCGGATGGTCGGCGTCCGCGCCCGGATCACCGGCAGGATGTCGGCATCAATGTCCATCCCCTCGCGCAGCCAGCCCTCGATCACCTCGGCGGTCTCGATGATCGCCGTCCGAGATGCCGGGCAGAGACCGGGACCGGCGACCGCGAGACAGCGGGCCTGCGGATCGGAGTTATCCACAGGCGGGTCATCGGTCAGCTGCGTAGTAGTATCTCTATAAGGATGGTTCGGGTGAATCTGGTTCACGGGGTGGGGTGAACCACGTTCACGGGTTACCCGTGCACTAGATTCACGGGGTGAACCCTGTTCGCGGGTTCGGGACGAGTTATCCACAGGCTGTTCGCGCGTTGAGGGCAGGTTATCCACAGCCTGCGACTCGATGGCATATTCGATTGTGAACCCATGCTTGCAGTCGCGCTGGCCCGCCTCCTTGACCAGCCCATCGCGGATCAGCTCCTGAATGGCGATCTGCACCGCGCGCCGCGACAGTTCCAGATCACGGGCGATATTGGCTTTGGAGGTCCAGATGCCGGTGCCGTCATCGGCGGCCTTGTCAGCCATGTAGAGCAGCACCGATTTACGTGTGGCCGAACCGACCACGCGGCGCTGGACAGACGCTGAGATCAGGTTGCTCACCGCCACCCTCCCTCGAGGATTTCCTCGATCGAGCGGGTCTCGAAGGCTGTGGGTGCGATGAAGCGCAGCACCTCCGTCCAGTCGATGCGCATCAATGCGATCCAGACCAATGCACCGATGAGCAGGGAGGCTATGATCAGCATGAGGGCGAAGATAATGCTCCAAAGTGGGGCCAGGCCGGGCCTGTCGCGATCACCCCTCATCGGCCCGCTCTCCTGCGGCCGGCGGTCTTGTGGCTCTCCTGGTCCAGCAGCCAGTCGCGCACTGCGCCGCGCCGATAAAGCACTTTGCGCCCGATCCGGATGCAGGGTGGGCCGATGCGTCGTGTCTCCCAGCGTTTCAGCGTATCGGCGCTGACACCGATGATGCCGGCCAGTTCGCTGCGCGGCATCCAGTCATCCAGCAGCCCTTCCGGGTTGTTTGCACTGATAGCGGCGGTGGTTTCGGTCTGATGGGTCATGATCCGGTCCTTCCCTCGTGATTGCAGGGCAAGGCAGAGCATGAGCAGGGGACCGGAGGCGCGGATTGGACCGGCGCGGAATTGCCGGAACTACGCCGGTTCATGTTTTATGGGGCTTGGAGGGGGAAAAGGAATAGGGGCGCATGCCGACGACAGGGCAGCCAATACAGCCCATGAGAGAGATCAACTCACAAAAGACAACCGCGCGTTATTGGCAGGATTTGTGTTAATTGTTCAGGACTATGTCATGTCACTACCGCCTCGTGCTTTATTCAACCTGTCAGAGGCCGCTGCCCGCTGGGGCTGCACACTCGCCGACATCGCTGATTGGGCCATGATGGATCGTATTGAAATCGTGACCGGAATACCGCCAACCAGCTTTGGTGAAGATAATCTTGCAGGACTGGTCGTTATCTCGCCAACCGACATCCTGCCGCTGTTTCGCCGCTGCGGAACCGGGCCTCAAAAAGGCACGGTTCGCCGTGTTCGGGCCCCGGGCAGTGAGGAGTGGAAACATATCGCGCCACAGGATAAGGGCCTGCGGATCACGCGGGCGGATCTGATGATCACGGCCGATGCAGTGGCGCGATTTGAAGATCAGCATGGAATTTTCCGGCGCCCGAGCACGGATTCGTCCAAAGGCTATGATTGGCATGGCTTTTACGGTGCCATGATCCTGCGTATTTTCCGTAACGGACTACCTGAAAAGCAGGGTGATCTGATCGGCGAGATGCAGGACTGGTTCATTGCCACCAGCACGGATGGCGATGCGCCGGACGAAAGCACGATCCGCAAGCGGATCAGCCCGATTTGGCGTTTGCTGCAAGCGGAGGCGTAACCTCTTCGGCCGGGGATACGGAATGCACGAGCCTCGGCCGGACCCGCATCATGTCGGCCACTGCATCGACACCCGCTCGCAGAGGAGAATCCATCAGGTGGGCATAGCGCATGGTGGTGCTGGATTGCGAATGGCCCAACAGCTTGCCGATCATTTCCAGCGATGCGCCGCCGCTGACCAGCAGCGAGGCGAAGGTATGGCGTAGATCGTGGATCCGCACCCCCGGCAACCCGGCCTGATCCTGAATGCCCATCCAGAAGCGGCGGATTTCTTGTACCGGCTGATCCTTGTCCGCGACGTCCCCCGGAAACAGCCAGCCGCAACCGACCGGCACGGCGGAAAGCCTTGTCCGCACCAATGCCGCTGTGTCGGCCGAAATCGGCACGCGGTGGACCCGGCGCTGCTTGGTATTGGCGGCGGGTTTGACCCATGCGCCGCGCTCCAGATCGAAATGTTCAAAACGCGCTGTCCTGACCTCGCCCAGCCGGGCGCCGGTCAGCATGCACATGCGGATGATGCTGGCTGCGCGCTGATCCTCGGCCGCGCCCAGCGCCTCGCTGAGCCGGGCGATCTCCTTCATGTCGAGGAAGCGCTCACGCTCGGTTTCAACACGGCGCCGAAAACCAACCGCTGGATTGTCGGGCCGCATCTTCCACGCGATGGCGAGGTTGAAGACCTTGCGCAGCATCTCGCCCGCGCGATTGGCCCGCACCGGCGTGGGCCTTGGCGGCTTCAGCGGGGTGCGCCGCTTGGTCTTCGGTTTCTTCTTGGCCGGGCGCGACCGGCCCTCAGCGATCAGGTTCAGCACCCGTTCGACATCGGCGGCGTCGATATCGGCCACCAGCCGGTGCTTCCAATGCGGCTCGATCAGCTTTTTCAGCATGGATTCTTGATCGGCGGCGTTGCGCGGCGCCAGATGGGCAGCATGTTCGCGCAGATAGCGCGCCACCAGATCGGGAAAGCGTGGTGCCTCGCGGATCTCCTCGCGCTCTGACAGCGGATCCAGCCCGCCATCGACATCGCGGCGCAGCATCTTGGCCCGCTCGCGGGCAGCGGTGACGTTCCATTCCGGCCAGCGCCCGATCGTCAGCCGACGCTGCCGCCCGGCGGCGCGGTAGTCGAACATGAAGCTGCGGCTGCCGCTTGGATAGATGCAGATCGACAGCCCCAACACCTCGGTGTCGAAAATCTGCCATGCCTTCGGGCGCGTCTCCGCCGCCCGGACCAGCTTTTCGGTTAATCTTTCTCTGTTTCGCAAGACCTGTCCCTCGTTTGACGATCCGACACATGCGTAGATGTGCCGCCTTATCAACGAGATGATTGCGGGTCCGGAAAACAGGCGCGGACCGGCGCGGAAAGGGCGCAAATCGCGCCGGTCGGGTGGAAGCGGGGCGTAAGCGGCTGTGGAGTTTCCAGACACCCGGATCGAGGCGGTGGAAACATGAGTTCAGTACTGCATCCACGCAGGGGTGGTGTCAGATTGACAAAGGTCATTAGCCTCCAAGAAGGGGGCATCTGGCGTATGACGCGCCGCAACGCAGCACCGGAGAGCGCTGGGGGCATTCTCATCTGGATTCAACCGTAACGGGGGGCTAGGATCGGCAGGAAGCCGCCTAAAGCGGTCGATATAACAGTATTCTGGGACAGGCGGATTTGATGCAACTGCGCGATTTATTGAATACCTACCGCCAGGCCGCACGGGATGAGACCGAAAAGGGAAGTTACTTTGAGCGGGTCGTCCGAGTCTTCCTCGAAAATGATGATACGCAGAAGCAGTATTATTCTGCTGTCGTACCATTCGCCAAATGGGCCAAAGCACAGGGTTGGAGCAAAACCGATACCGGGATCGATCTCGTTGCGACCTTGGCGGATGGTTCAGGCTACGCCGCGATCCAGTGTAAATTTTACGCTCCTGACCACAGGATCCAAAAACCCGATATCGACAGCTTCATTTCTGCCGCGTCCAATGAGTTGTTTACACGGCTGATCATCGTCGACACGACGCAGAAGGATTTTGGCAAGAATGCCGAGGACACGCTCGAAAAGCTGTCGAAGGACTGGTTGCGGATCGGCCTAAGTGAACTGGAAGCAAGCCGTATCGATTGGTCGCAATTCCTGCGCACCGGGACAGTCAGCCTCGCGCCGAAGAAGAAACTGCGCGATCATCAGCGCGATGCTCTGCGGGCGGTGACCGAAGGGTTGGCCGAGGCGGATCGCGGCAAGATGATCATGGCCTGCGGCACCGGCAAGACTTTTACGGCGCTACGTATCGCCGAAGCGATGGCAGGTCCGGGAAAGCGGGTGCTGTTCATGGTGCCCTCGCTTGCACTGATGTCGCAGACCGTGCGCGAATGGAGCAATGATCGCGAGCAGGAATTCACGGCGTTCTCGGCGTGCTCTGATGTAAAAATCGGTCGTAATGCGGACCCTGACAGCCTGGACCTCAATGTTCACGACTTGGCCTTTCCGGCTACGACGGATCCGCAAAAGCTTGCCCAGCAGGTTGCGGCCGCGCCGGGTGATCGGATGACCGTGGTCTTCTCGACCTATCATTCGATTGACGTGCTGACCCGGGCTCAGAAAGAGCATGGGTTGCCGGAATTTGATCTGGTGATCTGCGACGAGGCCCATCGCACCACTGGCGTGACATTGAAGGATGAAGACGACAGCACCTTCGTGCGCATCCACAGCAATGAGCACGTGGCGGCCAAGAAACGCCTCTATATGACGGCGACGCCGCGCATCTTTGGCGACGCCGCTCGGCGCAAGGCCGATGATCATGATGCCGAACTGGCGTCGATGGATGACGAAAAAAAGTTCGGCAAGGATCTGTTCCATCGCGGCTTCGGCTGGGCGGTCGAAAACAACCTGCTGACCGATTACAAGGTCGTGGTGCTTGCGGTGGATGAGGAGCTGATCTCGGACACCATCCAGAATCGCCTCAAAGATGGCGCCGAACTCACCCTCGATGACGCGACCAAGATCATCGGCTGTTACAAGGCGCTGACCAAGGTCGATCTGACCGATGATTTGGCTTTCGATCCCCGCCCTATGCGCCGGGCGCTGGCCTTCTGCCAGACCATTGCAAAGTCCAAGATCATTGAGGATGAATTTACCGCTGTCGTCGACGAATACACCGGCAATGATCTGATTGATGACAGCCGCCACCTTGCGACCGAAGTTCGTCATGTCGACGGTAGCTTCAATGCCACCGCCCGCGAGGAAATGCTGAATTGGCTCAAGGCCGACGCAGGCGAGGACACCTGCCGCATCCTGACCAATGCCCGCGTGCTCTCCGAAGGCGTCGATGTCCCCGCGCTCGACGCGATCATGTTTATGCACCCGCGCAAGAGCCAGATCGACGTGGTGCAATCCGTCGGCCGCGTCATGCGCCGCGCCGAGGGCAAGAAGATGGGCTATGTCATCCTGCCTGTCGCGATCCCTCCCAAGACCACGCCCGAGGAGGCTCTGAAGGACAATGAGCGCTATCAGGTCGTCTGGCAGATCCTGAACGCGCTGCGTGCCCATGACGATCGCCTTGACGCCCGTATCAACCAGGCCAAGATCGGCGAGGATATCAGCGACAAGGTGGAACTGGTCCGCATCTCGTCCGAGACCGAGCTGCGCGAACTGACCGCCGTTGTCGATGACATCAGCCTCAGCAAGACCCGCGCCGAAAAAGCTGGCGTTGATATCGGCAAGGAGGGCCGTGACCCGGTCATCCATAGCGCACCCGAACAGGGCAGCTTCGTTTTCGACGAATTCACCCGCGCCATCATGGCCAAGATCGTCGAAAAATGCGGCACCCGCGACTATTGGGACACTTGGGCCAAGGACATCGCTCAGATCGCCCAGACCCATATCACCCGCATCACCAGCATCGTCAGCAAGCCGGGGCCGGAGCAGGACGCCTTCCGCGCCTTTCTTGATGAGCTGCGCGATGACCTGAACCCCGAGATCACCGAGGCCGAGGCGATCGAGACCTTGGCGCAGCACCTGATCACGAAGCCGGTCTTTGATGCGCTGTTCAAGGGCAGCCGCTTCACCACCGAAAACCCGGTCTCCCGCGCGATGGAGACGGTGCTGGGCCAGTTGCACGAACACAACCTCGCCAAGGAAGCCGAGAGCCTCGACAAGTTCTATGCCAGCGTCGCCCGCCGTGCCGAGGGGGTGCAGACCGCACAGGGCCGCCAGACCCTGATCACCGAGCTTTACGACCGCTTCTTCCGCAACGCGTTCCCGCGCCTCACGCAGCGCCTCGGCATCGTCTATACCCCGGTCGAGGTGGTGGATTTCATCATCCATTCGGTGAATGACGTGCTCAAGGAACAGTTCGGCCAGACGCTGGGATCAAAGGGCGTCCATATCCTCGACCCCTTCACCGGCACCGGCACCTTCATCACCCGGCTGCTCCAATCGGGGCTGATCAAGCCCGAAGAGCTTGCGCACAAATACCGGCATGAGATCCACGCCAACGAGATCGTGCTGCTGGCCTATTACATCGCCGCCGTGAATATCGAGACCGTCTATCACGAACTCGCCCATGGCGCCTTGCAGGCCGATGCCCCCTATGAGCCCTTCACCGGAATCCTGCTGACCGACACTTTCCAGATGTATGAGCAGGAGCGCGACATGGTCGCGAACCTCCTGCCCGACAACTCGGAACGCCGCGCCAAGCAGAAGGCGCTGGATATCCGGGTGATCATGGGGAACCCGCCCTACTCGGCAGGGCAGAACAGCGCCAATGACAACGCCGCCAACATCGCCTACCCGCAACTGGATGCGAAAATCCGCGATACCTATGCCGCGCATTCGACGGCGACGTTGAAGAACTCGCTCTATGACAGCTATATCCGCGCTTTCCGTTGGGCCAGCGATCGGATCGGCGATGCGGGCGTCATGGCTTTCGTGACCAATGCTGGCTGGATTGATGGGAACGCCGCTGATGGGATGCGCAAATGCCTCGCCGAAGAGTTCAGCGATCTCTACATCTTCCATTTGCGGGGGAACCAACGTACATCCGGTGAGCTTTCGCGAAAGGAAGGCGGCAAGATTTTCGGCTCGGGCAGTCGCGCGCCGATTGCGATTTCCATCCTTATCAAGAACCCCGACGCCGCCGAGCACGGGCGCATCCATTTCCACGACATTGGCGACTATCTCGATCAGAAGAAAAAGCTGGCCATCATTCGAGACTTCGGGTCAGTTGGGGGTATTTCGCGAGCCAAAGGCTGGAAAAACATCACGCCGGATGAAAACAACGATTGGCTGGATCAGGTGGATCGCCGCTTCGACGTCTTCATGGAAATATCTGGGGGGATATTTGGGCAGAATTCGAGAGGTGTGACGAGCAGCCGTGATGCATGGGTTTTCAATAGCAGTCTCTCTCGCCTCTCCGATAAAGTTAAAAGTAGCATCAACTTTTACAATCTAGAGCTGTCTCGATTTTCCGGATTCGATCAGCGCCCTGAGCCCGAAAAACTAATTAACTTCGTCACTATAGACGAAAGAGCCTTCAGCTGGGGCGGCGATATTTTGAAGCACTTCGCGCGAGGTGTGAGGCTAGAATTCTCGGAGGACAAATTGTTCCCGAGTATCTATAGGCCATTCCAGAAACAGCATCTGTATTTTGATCCGATTTTGAACAATCGCATCTATCAGATGCCGCGAATGTTCCCCTATAAGGAGGCTCGCAACTCGATCATACAAGTCTCTGGCGTTGGCGCAAAAAACTTCTCCGCCTTAATGTCAGATACGATGCCTTGTCTTGATAATATCGAGAAGGGCCAATGCTTTCCCCTCTACCTTTATGAAGAAACCCAGCCCGATAATGGCCTCTTCGCCGCTACGGGCAATCAGGCTAACGGCCTCACACGCCACGATGCCATCACCGATGAGGGCCTCGGGCATTTCCAGCGCGCCTATCCGGGCGAAGAGATCAGCAAGGAAGATCTGTTCTATTACATCTATGGCCTGCTGCACTCGCCCGATTACCGCGACCGTTTCAAGAACAACCTGATGAAGCAGCTACCACGTATTCCGGCGGTGAAAAGCTTTGTCGACTTTGTCGCCTTTCGCGAGGCTGGCCGCGCCCTCGGCCACCTGCATGTGAATTTCGAGACCGTCGACCCTTACATGGTCACCTTCAAGGAAGGCGACCACCGCCTGATCCCCGAGGCCCAAACCGACCCGGTGAACTTCTACCGCGTGAAAAAGATGAAGCTTGGCGGCAAGGGCAGGGACAAGGACCGCACCACCGTTATCTACAACGACAACATCACCATGCAGAACATCCCCCTCGAAGCCTGGGAATACGTCGTGAACGGCAAGCCCGCCCTCGACTGGGTGATGGAGCGCCAGGTGGTCAAAACCGATAAAGCCAGCGGCATCACCAACGACGCCAACGACTACGCTAACGAAACCGTCGGTGACCCTCGATACCCCCTCGACCTCTTCCGCCGCGTCATCACCGTCAGCCTCGAGACGATGAAGATCGTGAACGGGTTGCCGGAACTGAAGATTGTGTAATATACAGGAGCCAAAGGATGGCGTTACCCTTAGACTACCGTTGGGTATTGGTGGGGCGAATGGCAATGCGAAACCGCGCCAATGCGCCTCATTTTGCTCCGCGATTTGAGGTCGGTGATGTGATCTCTGCCTTAAGGGATCGTCTTGGGCGACAAGCTTCCCATCGCCCTTACGCAAACAATAGCAGGCTGATGTGGTGCTCCGATGTCATTGAGAATGCGGATTACTACGTGGTGATGCTCCAGGTCGGGGACAAGAACGTTTCTGGCGTATCTTATGTGGACTTCCAAACCCTTAACACGCGGGACATCGATAAGGCAGATGAGGAAGGCAGCCACTTTTCATCACATGTTCTAATCGGAAGAACCCCTGATCAGCAGGGGAGATACCCAGTATTGATTGAGAAAGTTCCTGGGGTTCATTTGGCGTCTGTGAAAGATCACTTGGGGTGGGCGTGTCGAGAGCCGCGATATGCGAAGGAGGTTGAAGATGGTGAAGGAAACGTCAGGGCCTTCAATCCTGTCTTTGAGATTGATGGCTATCAGTCAAAAACTATCCGAGAGGCTTTGAGAACCGGCACGCTTCAAGATGTGCAGTTTATAAGTCACGAAGAGAATCATGAGGATGGGCTGGATGAGGATCCCCTAGTCCAAGATGTGGTGCACCAAGCGCACTGGCAGATAAAGCGTCGTGTGACTGAAGATCAGGCGCGCACGGTATTTGGCAGGATAGGGGGATTTATTCGCGACTTCCGAGGTGGCGTAGACACCACTCAGGTGTTCGTGAGGATTAAGGCTGAAAATGGTCAGATCAGAGCTACCGAAGTTTCGCCAGTTGGCGACGAGATCCTTGAGCAAGCATTTGTTCAGAACGAGGTGGTTAGAAACTTCGATCGACCTCTGACGCAGCGATATAATGAGTTTCGGAATGATATGATCCAGAAAATGAGCGATCTGGCAAGAAACTTGGGCGGATGATATGGCTCTGCAGAGGCATACCAAAGTCCTGACGGTTGAGCTACTCCCCGGAAATTGGACAGTGACGGAAGCTACGATCTGACGTTTGCTGGTTTCCAAGGACGAGGAGATCAGGAATGCGGAAACGCAGG